GAGCCGAGGCAGTTTGCCGCCGTCAACACCAAGCTTGTGATCTGGCCGGACAAGGCGTATCTGGATCTCACTGCGAAGACGATAAAGCCTCTGGAAGCAGTCCTGGAGGCCACGGGCGCCACGGTAGCGGTGACGGAGGTCACGAAGGACGGCAAGGTCACCAACACCACCACGATCACGTTTACCACGGACAAGGACCTGACCACGATGTTCCATGCGAACGACGGGGTGGAGCTGTCCGGCTTTACCAACGCCGCAAACAACAGGGCGCTGGTTATCCAGAGCGTGGCGACGAAGAAGATCACCGTGGACACCGGGGATTTTGTCAACGAGACCGCAACGGGGAAGACCATCACTCTGGAGCGGAAAATCCCGGCGTTTGACTACATCTGCGAGAGCGGGAACCGGCTGTGGGGCGTGAGCAATGCCGACAAGACGATCTATGCCTCCTCCCTGGGCGACCCCACCAACTTTTATGTGACCCGTGGAATCTCCACGGACTCCTATGCCGTAGCAGTGGCGACCGCCGGGGATTTCACGGGATGCTGCAAGCTGTCCTCCTCCGTACTTTTCTGGAAGGAGGAGACGCTGCACAAAATCTTGGGGAATTATCCTGCGGAATATGTGATGTACACCTACGAGATGGAGGGCGTCCGGGCAGGGTGCGGAAAGAGCATGACCATTATCAACGGCGCTCTCTATTATGTTGGCCTGCACGGCGTCTATAGCTATGCAGGGGGGACGCCTGCGGACATCTCCTCTGTCTTCGGGGAGCATACGATCACCGAGGCAGTGGGAGGCACGGATGGGGAAAAGTATTTCCTGTCCTGCCTGGATGACGGCGAAGAAGCCCTCTATGTGTTCGCACCTCACTATGGGGTGTGGCTTCGGGAGGACAGTTTCCGGGCGGTGGATATCACCAGGGAGGGCGAGGATGCGTACCTGCTCCGGCGTGACGGCTCTGTCTGGATCGCAGACAGCAGGGAGCAGGACGAGCAGATCGAGTGGTCCATGGAGTACAAGCCGTACTTTGAGACCATCGAGGGGCGGAAGCGGGTGTCCCGGCTGCTGATCCGTATGGAGATGCCGCAGGGGGCATGGCTCCGGGTGGAGGTCTCCACGGATGACGAGCCGTGGAAGGAGGCCGGTCTCATCAAGGGACCGAGGGCCGACACCGTGCCCTTGCAGGTCCAGCCGCGGCGGGGGGACCAGTACAGGGTCAGACTGCGGGGCCACGGGCCGTGCATCATCAAGGGCGTCCTGCGGGAGTATCTCCAGGGCGGCTACCAAGGGGGGTATGACTGATGGCAGTCAGCGTATTTCCAGAACGAATGAACAAGCTGGACCCAGAGGATGTCAGCGCAAGCCTGCGGACCATTGAGGAGTATATCGGCTACATCACAGAGCGGACGGAGTATGCCCTGACCAACACATTCCGCACCTCCAGCGGGCTTGGGTCCTCCTCGCAGACTACTTCCGCAGAGTTGCAGGAAGCGGTGAAAAAGCTGGCTTTGCTGATTGGACAGGTCGGCAGCCTGACCGGAGCAGTGACCAGCCTGGGCGAGCGGGTGACGGCGCTGGAGAACAATCAGGAAGGAGGGACGTAACATGGCAAACGACAAGAAAAAGCCCGACAACAGTGCGGCTGGCTATGAATACACTCCGGGCGACGGGTCCGCTGCAGAAGCGAGGGACAAAGCGAGAAACAGCGGGGGCCAGTCCACGATCAGCAAATCCAGCCGGGGATATGCCAGCAGCGGAGGCGGCGGAGGTTCCAGAAGGAACACGTCTCCCACGGTGTCGAACGCCGTCAACACTGTCAATGCGGCAACGGGGATCACGAATGGGTATAAGCCAGTTGGGACCTACAACGACGCAGACCTCCGGGCGAAAGGAAGCGCCAGCATTGATCCCATTACGCAGTACAAGATCGCCTACGAAACCGCCAAAGCCGAAGGAGATCAGGCCGGGATGGAAAGGGCACACGCGGCGGCGGAGGCGTACCGTTCTGCGTTTGGCTACTCCGGCGGAACTGACGGGTCGGAAAACATCAGGAACGGCAGTCCGGTTTATGGGAGCGGTGGCGGAGCTGGTTATGGCGCGACCAAGGCACAACTGGCCAACATGGCGGAGCATGGCTACAATTATCATCCTGGGGCCGACATCAAACTCAGCGGGGATATTCTTCCCGGCGACCCCATCTTTGGGAATGCCGGGCGCGATGCCGACGGATACTTTGACCCCTCTACCGCCTTTTATAAGGTCCTGCCCAACGGCTGGAGAATTCCCAACACCTTCTCTCAGGGCAGTCTTAAGCCCGGAGACCCTTTTTATGTTGACCTTTCGCAGGGGTCTGCCTGGAGCCAGGACGCCGCCAAGGCCTCCGGCGGCGGTGGCAAGGGCGGATCGGGCAAGGGGACCGGCTATACTGACGCAGCGCAACAGGCAGCCCCGATGGTACAGGCGGCACAGAAACTCCAGGGCGGGGGCAAAACCCCTTCGGGCCAGACCAACATCTCTGGCAGTGTAGCGTCCGCATTCAACTTCACTCCGTTTGAAGAGACCGAGGCCGGGCGTAAGGCCCTGGAGGAGTACCAGGGCGCACTGGCGAAGATGCAGAGCTATAAGCCCTTCAGCTACAATCCTGAGGATGATCCGCTCTATCAGCAGTATGCGGACTCCTACACCAGGAAGGGGCGGCTGGCCATGGAGGATACTCTGGGACAGGTAGCCGCCCGGACCGGCGGCCTGGCCTCCTCCTATGCCGGGGCAATGGCTCAACAGACTTATGACCAGTATATGGCCCAGCTTGCGGACAAGGTCCCGGAGCTGAGACAGCTTGCGTATTCCATGTATCTTGACGATTACAACCGCGATCTGGGCCTGTACGACCGTGGGTATCAGCGTTTCGCCGATGACTATAATCGGTGGATCGACCAGCAGAAGTTTGGGTATGACATCTACACCGGTGACCGAAACTTTGCGTACAATGCTTATCGGGATCAGGTCGGAGACCAGCAGTGGGCGCAGCAGTTTGACTGGAACAAGACTACGGACGCAAGAAATTACGCCCGCGATGTCTACACCAGCGATAGGTCTTATGACCGGGACGTGCTGACCAGTGACCGGGACTATGAGGCCAATCGGTCCGACACCAAGTGGAATCAGGACTGGACTAAGACGCAGTTTGACTACCAGAAGGAGCAGGACGCCAAGAACTTGGAAATGCAGCAGAGGCAGTACCAGCAGAGCCTGGTCTCCGAGCTGCTGGACCGGGTGGAGCGGGGCTACGTCCCCACCCAGGAGGACGCAGACAGACTGGGCCTCACGCCGACGCAGCTTGCTCAGTACCAGAACTGGGCCAGAGAGCGGAACCGGCAGGAGAACAGCAAATACTACGCATACGGCGGGTATTGAGAAAACATTCGGAAAAGCGGGGCGTGGAAACGTCCCGCTTTTGTTATGGTAAGAAAAAACCTCAAGGGAGGTCGGACATATATGGCAAAAAAGTGGAATGAACAGGAGCAGGGGGCAAAGCGGCGGAGGACCAACCAGGGGGCCCGTGGAACGGCACGGACCCAGCCTGCGGCCAGTAATCCGAATAAGAACACCAAATCCACCGACACCAACCGGAACAGCGGGAGACCGGCGGCGGCGAAGCCTGCACCGAAGGCGGCACCGAAGGCCGCACCGAAGCAGACGAAGCCGAAGACCGTGTACTACTCCAACAAGAACAAGGGGAGCAAGGGCATTGCCGCCGGGGTGAGGGCGGCGGCCAGAGCGGCGACCAGTACGGCAACGAACAAGGTGGGGGTAAAATATCCGCAGACGCAGGCTCTTAGAACTTTGTCCCGTCAGGCGGGCGCAAGGAACTATGTGACAGGAAGGGATATCCCGCTTGCGATGAACAGGCCGAAGACATTCCAGCAAACTGTCACGCCTTTGGAGCAGATGAAGGCCGACGCTGTTGCTGGGCCGAAGTACTGGGGGGCCAGGGCCATTGCCCCCAGCAAGAAGCTGACTGCGGAACAGCAGAGAAAGAAGAACCAGCAGACGGCGAAGCAGAGCGGGTTCAATGCCAGGGCACGGAGGCAGATGCTGTCCAGCTATGACCAGAAGCTGTCTCATGGAAAGCAGTTCCAGATCCAGCAGGCGAAGCAGAGGTATGACGAGGCAAAGGCGAAGGGCGACGGGGCCGGGATGGAGAAAGCACACCGGGAGGCGGAAAGCCTGCGATATACTGCCGGGTATTCCGGCGGGGCTACCGGCAACGAGCGGATCGCACCGAAGTTGAGCCAGGACGATTACAACCGTCTGAACACTTCCGGGCGGCTGGCAATGACCCAGGCTCAGATGACCAGAGACCGGGCTGTCACGGAGGACGAGATCGCACGGGCGGACCGGCGGATTGAGGAGATTCTGAATGC